GTGCCACCACCGCCACCACCGCCACCACCACCTGCACCGCGGATCAGTTCGCTCATGCTTCGATCTGCACTGTGTCGATACCTGCGGAGATCACGATTGATCCGCAGATGATTTCACCGAAGGCCAAGGGCAACGGCACCCCAGCTCGGCTGGTGTTCTGAATACCGCTGAAGCTATAGGACTTCTGCGGATCCTGCTCGGTGTTGGTAGTCCCCTGCGGTCCGCTGTAGGTGCCGGAGCTGGCCAGCGTTGGCGTTGGCGTCAAAGCCTGAGAAATGCCGCCCAAGATCAGGGCGCCACCCAGCAGGCCAACCTTTGTGACAATCGAACCGGCTAGGCCAAGACCCAGACCTGGGATGAAGATGGCTGCGGCCACCAGTGCCACTCCAGCAATGATCTGCCCAACGCCACCACCAGCACCGCCGATCACTGGCACGATCTTGATTCCATTGCCGCCAGCAGGACCGTGCAGTTCCTCCATGCCCACAGAATGCTCGCCCACCAGCACGCGATAGTGGCGCCCTTCTTGGCACATATGCCGCTCGACCTGCGGATAGTTCGCAAGCAGAAAGCGAATCGCCTCTGCAGCAGAATCCACGGCGGCCATGAACTTCCGCCGCCCGAGGAATTTGGCCAGCTGCCCATACACTCGGATCTCGCGGAGCATGGGCAATCCTCAGCCTCTGATCAGTTTATCGGCGTCGCGATGCCGCAGCCTACGGCCAGTGCAGACCTGCAGCCAGCCGCCATACAGATCTCTGCTCGACAATCTTCCCCGTAGATGATGAAGGATTAACTGATCGCCTAAATAGACGCCGCAATGGTTGAGATCACGGCCTTCGATGTTCATCAGCAGGCCATCGCCAAACTGCAGCGGCTCTTCTTCCGGCAACTGATAGAAGCCAGCATCCTTCCAGAAGCCATCGAACAATGGCTGCGCCTCGAAGTCAGCATGGCTGGCAGGCCGTTCCCAATCCGGCAGATCGATGCCATGTTCGCCATACCAATCACGCACTAGCGTCCAGCAGTCGCTTACATCCCAGACCCAACTGCGGCCGATCAGCGGTGCCTTGTAGCCGCTGGGATGCGTCTCTGACCAGGCCTCGGTCTTCGGGTTGTAAATGAACCAGGGCAGGCCAGTGGTCTCGATGCTGATCAGATCAGCCTGGCTCGGATCGGGTGGCGTTACCGGGTGACTATGGAAGACCGCAACTACCTCGCCGGCCTCTTCCGCAGCGGCATAGTCCTCAGGACAGAGGACAAACTGTGTGCCGTCTTGATCCAGATTGCAGCAAGGCCAATACCGGCGACGGCCTTTGATGACCACCACCAGGCCGCAAGCCTCGCGCGGATCTTCCTCGGCCGCATGGGTAGCGGCATCATCTTTCCAGCTCATACGGTGTAAGCGCCAATGCCGGGGAAGCTGCCATAGGGCAGCTCTGCTGTTGCGCCAAACCTGAGTTTGCAGCTGCTGAGCCGCTTGCCGCAGACATCATTCGCCGAGCTGGCGACTGATACATCATTGGCATCCCAGTAGTTCGTCCCGGTGTAACCGCATTCTGTGGAGCGGTAGACCCATTGGCAAATGTTGGCGATGCACTGGCGCTTCGGCGCACGGACGCCCACCAGGTCAAAGGCCGCGGCCAGCTCGAACTCAACGATCTGCCGGTTCTCGGACGATTTGCGAGCGACCTTATAGATCTCACGCGGGAACTCAGCAGTTGGATCCGGTGTGCCGTAGGGATTGGTGCCACCTGTGAAGTTGGCGCCATCGATGTAGCGCGCCATGGTGCGGATCCTGGTCAGCGTGGCGCCGGTGAGGTCATTGCCTGAGGTAGTGGTATTCACTGTGGCCAGGATGGTGGTCACGGTGCCCAAGATGTTGCTCACCTTGATCTTCGGCCGCGGCAGGCTTCCCGTCCCGGTGTACTCAAAACCCTCAACCTCAATCGGGAAGCGCTGATAGCTGTTGCTATTCCATACCAACTCCCCATTGGCATCCATGTTGCTGCCAGCGTGGAAGCGGTAGACGGTATTGCTGCCATGCAAAGCCGTGATCAGCTGCAACTCAAACAGCTCGATGATGCTGCTCGGTGCAATCTTCTGAAGCTCTGAAACTGGTATCGCCATCGGTTACGGCTCGTAGACCTGAATGAATGTGGCGCTGATGTTGTTGAAGTTGCAGGATCGCAACGTTGTTTGCCATTCCCTGCAGATGTACTTCCCAGCTGATCCGCGTGGTGGTGTCCAATCAAAACTTTCAACACCGCCTCGGGCTTCGAGAAATGCTGTGATGTTGTCCCGTTCGGTATCGGTGCGGTTCAGAAACTGCAGTTGCCATTCCTTGCCGTCACGGTGCAGGCCAAAGCCGACACGGTGCTGATAGCCGTCGCCTGCCTCGAAGGTAACCACCCGCGGCTTGCTGACCTCGGTGGCATCAAAGCTGGGGGTATAGGTGAAGGTGGCCATTATGCGAGCAAGCCTCCAGGGCGCTTCTGAATCACAATCTCATTCTTGACGGCTTCACTGATTACGCGGCCGAACTCCTTGCTCTTAGCGCTGTCACCCTGGACGCTGGTGCCTTGAGCGTCAACGTTGACCACCACACTGACGCCGCCGCCACCGTTTGCAGCTTCAACGCCCAGGCGTCCATCACGGCCGCGGCGCAGGGGCATGATCGCCTCCGGGCCGGCTTCGCCCATCAGGCCAGTGCCTTTTGCGAATGGGAACAGCGTCGGCCGATCCACGATGCCGCCGCGGGCGAACTTTTGGATGCCGTTCTGGGCGAAGACGTTGCCCATGGCGCTGGGTTTGATGTTGAACAGATCCATCACACCACCGACTAGCGGCTTGATGATTGCCTGCCGAATAGCGATCCGAGTGATGTCAGCGATGATGCTGTTGGCGAGGTCGGCAAAGTTGGCCTTGCCAGTCATCACAAAATTGGTCAACTGATCTTCCAATCCTTGGAAGGTATTGACGACAGCATCGCCAATCTGTGCGCCGAAATTACTGATTGACTCATAGTAAGCCTTAATCTTGTCAGCAAAATTCGCACCAAAGCTATCCTCTTGCTCCTTCTGTTTCTTGTTTGCATCATCAAGTGCAGCAGCGCGATCACGCAACAGCCGAATATGTTCAGCCAATGCAGGATTGGTAGCAGCCAAAATGTCGAGTTGTAGCAGGTTGATCTGAGCGTTCAACTTTTCGACTTCGGTCAACGTCTTCTTCCCATTCTGAACTTCGCGAATCTTGGCGTCATAGTCATCCAGAGACGGCAAGAGATCCTTGAGGCCTTGTGTCAACTGCTGATTGGCTAGCTCGACATTGGCTTTGGACAGTTGGTTGATCAAAGTCTCCAGTGGCTTCACATCCATTTCGCCGCCAGCAGCGCGAATGTCGCGGAACAGTTTGACGACCTGCTTTGTTAGATCGTCAACGGTGCGATCGTTTTCGCGGATTGCTTCAGCTCTATCGGCTAGCAGTTTCTCCACTGGTGTGCCACCAACATTAGCGAAAGCAGCATTGGCATCTTCAACCTTGCGGCGCAGGTTTTCCTGTAAATCAACCAGCTGCTGCGTCAAGGTGTTGCGACGTTGCTGAAGCCGCTCTGCTTCTGTTGCGGCACGTTTTGATTCAGCAGCTCGCCTGGCATCTTCGCCAGTCATGTCCAGCGTGTCGCGTCCTCTGCGCCGTCCGGTTCCAGGGGATGGTGCATCCGTGAATAACCGCTGGAATTGCCCCATGTTCGCTTGGAAGCGTTTCATGAAGTCAGCGCCAAAGCGATCGGCCTCAGCCTGCGCACCGGCAAAGTCACCCTTAAATGCCAGGGCAGCTCGCTTCGCAAAGGAACCAATCAACCGAACGGCTTCATCTACCAGCTTGACCATGCCAAGCAGAACAGCAGCCACGCTGCGAATGCCAAATTTGATGACATTGAACAGATCAGTCCAGTCCGTCTTGCTATCGAATAACTCGCCGAACACCTCGACGATTGATTGCAGAGCAGGAAGCAAGGCATCAGTCAGTTCCATTCCGAAGCCTTGTGCCTTAATCCCAAACACGGTCAGCGTGTCATTAAACAGATCAGACCTGGCAGCAAAGTCATCAGAAATCTTGTAAGTGAATTTCTCCATGCTTGCTGCGCCTTCGTTGAGCAGCGGAATCAATGCGGCGCCTGCTTTGCCAAACAAGGCCACCGCCATTTCTGCCTTCTTGGCGCCATCAGGCATGTCGGCGAATTTATCGGCAATCTGCTTAAGCGCCTTGTCAGTGGGAATCAGTTGACCATTTGAGTCTTTGGCCGTAACGCCCAGCTGCTTCAGTCGGCGGTCCATGTCCGCATTGCCTTCTGCGGCCTTTACCAAATTCAGATTCAGCTTGTTGATGCCCTTACCAAGCGCACCCATATCGATATCCGCCAGCTTTGCGGCGTTACCGATGCCAGTCAGTGCAACAGCAGCGATGCCAGTCTTCTGCTGCAGGTTGAACAGTTCATCGCCAGCATCAATAGATTTCTTCACCACAGCGGTAAGGCCACCGACAATCGCGCTACCTGCGATGGCTGCGCCAAATCCAGCGACGGCACCTTTCAGGCCGTTGAATGACATTGCCACATTCTTGGCCTGCCCTTGCAATCCCTGCATGGAATTGCCAAGTCGACGGATGTTGTTCTCGCCTTGAACGTCTGCCTTGATCCGCAGCATGGCCTCCATGTTCATCGCCATGGCTATGCCCCCTGCTTATTGATCACCGACATCGCTGCGGCCTCCATCACCTGAAGATCCTCCAGCAGCGCACGCGGTTCCTCTACGTCGTACAGCTTAAACAGCCAACGCACCGCTGCATAGTCCAGGCCGATAACTCCGCTCATGGTGGTGCGCCATTGCGTCTGCACGCGCAGGAACATCTCAACCGCTGACCAGTTCTCCGGCCAGATGCCGAAGTCCTCATCAGGCGCTGGTGGCAATTCAGGAAGGACAATGCCCAAGGCCGCGGCATCGTCGGCGGTTTCGTCAACGACGCCACCGCCTGCCCAATGCTCAGCGGCCTCGATCAGTTTTTTCGCTTAGCCCCTTTGATGCTGTCCATATAGGCCTTCAACACCGCGATAGCCAAGAAAGGAACCTCCAACAGCTCATCGAGAGCTTTCTGGCTGAAAGGGATTTCCTTGCCCTGATCGTCATTGATGCCAGACCATCCCACCAATACATCGCGAGCGATGTCAGTGATTTGATCTAGATCGCCCAGGTCTTCAAGCTTCTGCAGTTCGGCAACCATTGGACCGATCTTGCTTTGCGGCAAGCGCTTGAACTCTCCATCGAATGTCTGGCGCTCATGGCGGCCACCGTCGATCGGAAGATCAAAGGCGACCGGCCATGAGTATGTGCCGGACTGCTTCAGTACAAAAGCCAAGGTCAGGTGAAAACGAGACTCAGCTCATCATTGCCCGAACTGGTCGGAACTGCAATGAATGGCATGTTCAGCATCTGCACCCCGTCCTGATCGCTGTAGGTCAGGTTGCCCAAATCGGACTGAGCAGTGGTCACCGTGCAGATGTTCCCGCCGGTGGTGCCGTGCTGGAAGGTGATGCTGCCAGTGCTGCTGCCGGTGGCAATCGTGAAGAAGTCCTTGGCTGTGATGGTCGGAGCTTCGATCACGATCGTGCCGCTGGGGGCGCGGTTGGTGATCATGATCTCCTTGGTGCAACCCACCAGCTCGCGGTAGATCACATCATTCGCGATGCTGAAGTTGTAGGACTGCAGGCAGCCGCTGTAGGAGAAGGCGGAGAAGTTGGTGGTGTTGCCCTGCTTGAAGATCAGCGGGGTGGCCTGGTTGGCGTAGGTCGGGGTCGGCAGCGTCTCGTCAGTCGGGGCGTTGTAGATGCCGGTCATCGTGAAGGCGATCACCGGAATCTGGCCAACCTCACCAGTGATCTCGAAGGTGCCGCGGCAGCCGGTCACCTTATGGCGGATTCCATCCTCGTGGTAGTAGATGGTCACGCTCTCGAAACCGCTGCTCTCGGGCGCATAAGTGGCGCTGGTGCTGGTGACCAGCGTCTCGCTCAGGCCGCAGCTACGCAGCACCGGACCGTAGGCCGGGGCGGTGCCAGCAGTACCGGAACCAGCCAGTTCAACCTCAAAGCTCACCTCGACGCGAGTCTGAGCCAGCAGTTGATCGGCTTGCCCCATGTAAGGGCGCACCAGGTCGCGGTTCACGGTCTCAGCGACCAGCGGCTGGATCTCCAGGTTGCGGACCAGGATCGCATTGCTAGCGCCGGTCGGAGTGGAATCCGTGCCGTAGGTCGTTTCAATCTTCGCCAGAATCAAACGCCGGCGTGTCAGAACTGAGGCCATTGGTGGCTACCTCGGGTGTTGGATGGGGAGCCGGCTGAGTCCGGTGGACGAGCTTGCGCTTGCCGGTTTTCTTGTCGACCAGATAGCTGCCGCCCTGGCCTTGGTATTCGTCCATCATCGTAGCTACTACGGACTCTGAGCCAAATTAGCCACCTGAGTTCGATACTTCACCACGAAGTCGCAGGAGATCACGCCAGATGGCTGATCTGCTTCCTGCAGATCAAAGCTAACCCCAGTCGGCTGCACGTCATAGGCGAAACCATTGCAGGTGAGATCGGCCATGATCTTCGCGTGCAGTGATTCAATGATCGGATCAGCAACCTGGTCAGGGATATTCCCGCGCACGATCACCGCAACCCGCACTGTCAAGCTCCAGTCCAGCGTCGGCGCACTGGTTAGCTGCACGCAGACATCATTTATTGGTTCGACCACCAGTGCAGGCAATTCGCCACGAGCCAGCGGCTCGACACGGCTGCGATAAATCCGAGTGCCGACGCCAGTGGTATCGGTCAGGTTGGTGCGGATCCTGGCCAGGATCGACTCACGCCGTGTCGTCATGCCGAAGCCACCTGCACCACTGTGCAAATGATGCCAGGGATGCTCGGATGCGCAGGGCTACCAGAAGCCGCCTCGGCGTGGATATACGCGGCGACGTTGGTGGTCATCCACATCAGTTCGATGTAGTCCCCAGCCGCTAGACCCAGCACGAAGTTCACCGTGCCGATCACATTGCCGTCCACGCCGCCATGGCTGGCGATGATGCTAAAACGGCTGTCGCTAGCAGGCACATCACCGCTGCTACCGCTGTCGTTCTTCCGCAGCCAGACATTCGCATCATGGATCTGCGTATCGGTATTGCTGAACTGAATCGAGAACGTGAAGCTATAGATCCCCGGATGGTCGACCGTGATGCGGCTATTCGAGACAATTTTTACGCCGCGATTCGCCAGATCAACCTTGCGCAGCAAGATCGGATAGGCCGTATCAATCGCAGCTGCAACCTGTGAGGTCTCATCCCAGAAGGATCCCCAATATCCAGGGCAGCCGTGATAGGGCAACTTATTCCACGGCGTCAGGCCATCGCCGATCTTCAAGTTGTCGGTCTCTTTCTCGATGCCAGGCTCTCCTGCCATCAGCACTGGATTCAGCGCTGACCACTGGCTGCGAGTGTTGA